CTTTTACAAGAAAAGAAGTTCTACGAACATCAAGTCCGATTGCAATGCCTGTTGGCGGAGTGATCGTCACCCGAAACTGATTAGCACGAGCGCCGCCGCCAATTAGATTAGCTTTAAAGTCATCTATGTTAGCCATGATTAACCTCCTACCTCACTAAAGGCGACACCAGTTCGTACCGCAATAAAGTTTAGGGTAATGAAGTTGATTGAACGAGCGGGTTTGATGTAAATGTCACCAATAAACTCGTTACGATCAATAACTTCACCTGTGTTATTTGATGCATCACAGACTACCTTAAAGTCAAAGATGCCTCGCCTTCCTTGAACATCTCTCAAGAAAGGTTCTACCATGTTTCTAAATTGAGCCCTCGTAAACTCATCATTGAATTCAAAGAGCATGTATTTAGAAGCAGTTGCAATTGCTTTCTCAAGAACCAAGAACAATCTACGAACATTTATTCGGTCAAATGCACTTGGTTTGGAAAGAGCAGTCTTATCACCAAAGAGTAACACTCCCTGGCCAGGGAAGTTAACTACAGAGTTAACCCGTTTCCTGTAAAGTTGATCTCTTTCACTGTTCTTAGGATTGAAAGAAAGTTTAATTGCACCTCTTACATGGCCACGATTATAACCAGCAGGAGAATACCAAGGATCAGCAACCTTATCTGCATGAGCACAAAGTCCGGCAGTATCACCATTTAGTGGTACATACCGATATACATCATTGTACTTATCGTACATGTATTTGTAACCGCTGTCATATACCACATAAGACGATGATGGCAGGAGATCAAAAGCCGCAATTACATTTGCAGTTTGTGTAATGGAACTTGCGATATTAACTGTTGCCGCACGATATGGTGAAATAAATGCCACACAATCTTTACGCAATTCTACAAGATCGGTAAGCATCGTACCATGTGTATCCATTGCGGCCGCAGTATCAGCAACACCAGAACTAGGTCCACTAAGAACCAGATTGATATCCAGATTTTCAGTATCCTCAAACAACTGGTAAGCAAGTTTAAGTTCACCAGCAGTTACAGAATAATCATCTGTTCCGCCGCTCATACTTACTACTGTAACCGTATTTACAGCCGTGTAAGTGGTTGTAGTATCTGTGCCCCAGTTAGTTCCTGCTGCAATATGATCTCCCCAATAAATGTGACTAGATTGTCTGAAAATTACATCTACATAATAGTTTGATCCACCCTGAGCAGTTTTAGCAACCGGGCATTTGGAAAGTTTCTCGTATCTTTCAATGACTGAACTTGTTGCCTGACCAGCAACATCGTAGTCAAAACCAGTAATATCACCTGTAGTATCGTATACCACCATGTGAAGTTCATCATTTGTGCCTCGAGAGTTGTCTGTAGCCCACTGTGAAGTGCCAGGAGGACCATCAAAGAGGTTATAGAAAGCCCAACGTCTACGGATGAATGAGTTATCAGGGATAGCAGCTTTCAGTCCAGCACCATTAGGATCACCCGCCAAACGGATAGTTAAAGTCTCTGATGAAATGGAAGTAATTTGATATTCATTGCCCTCATCGCCAGCAATAAAGGTCATAGTTGTTCCAGTAGTGGTTGATGAGAAGGAAATTAAATCGCCTACGTTAAATGCGTATCCAGATGAATCTGCGTCATCAACTACAACTGTCGTATCGCCAACTGCAAGATCAGATTGGTCTACTAGGTTGTTAGTACCTAAATCTTGTTCGTATACAGTAGAAGAAGGACATACTTGAACGCCGAGTGAGTTGCCCCATGTTCCGGCTGTTCTTGCATACCAATCATTTGATGTAACCGTTCCATCACCAGATTCAGTCCAATAATCTGCAAGGTAAACTGTGTCGTTTTTGATAAGGACGCCACTAGCCTCACCAGCATTAAGTAATCCTGATGCAGGCCGAACGACCTTTAATTGATCTGAGTACTGTAAGAAACTAGAAGCAGTAAACCACCATTCAAAATTTGAACTGTTGGGTTTACCAAAAACCTTTAACAAATCTTCCTCACTTCCGATAGTTGTTATTTCGGAAATTGGGCCCCTTTTAGCGGGCATAGCAATTGCACCGACTGTGGTAGCAACTGAAGGAACAATATTAGTAAGGTCGATCTCTCTTACATGTACGCCAGGAGAAGATAGAAAAGACATATTTTTACTCCTTTTCTTTTTTTTAAGAGTTCTTATTGTTGTTCAAGAATATTTATAAAAAATAAGTTCTTAATACAAGGATTTATATGTGTTATAACATATAAATATTAACATGGGAAATGATCATTATGAGAAATATAAAGACACCATTAAGAGGGTGGCCAGACGGAATTATCGTAAAAGGATTGTTCTGTTAAATGAATTCTTAGCAGATAAGTTTTGTAATCACTGTGGCGAAAGCGAAACTGTGTGCCTGAAGTTCTATCCCCACGACTCAGAAATTCGTAAACTCACAAAAAGGGTTGGTATCAACAATAAGAGCCGTCAGGAAATATTTCATCTAATGAATGAGTCCAATATTCTCTGTTCTAATTGTTGGATTAAAGCAGATAATGATTTGATAGAGTTCCTTTAATCTACCAATTTGTTCCATAATCTCTTATCACAGGATTCCATCTAGTACCATATTCATCAACAATTTCACCAATATTTTCTTCTTCCAATCCGGTAACAATGAAACCAAATGGAGCCATATCCTGTTCTAAAGCATCCTGTTGTTCCTTCATCATTGTCATTCGTATATCAACATCTGTCAATTCTTTAAAATAGGTCTGGTCTATTGCCCAACCAAACATAAACAAGCAAGCCACCAAGTCATCAGTGCATCCCTCATCTGCTTCAAACGACTTTCCTTTAATAATAAATGTGGATAATTCACTGATAATATCTAAATCTTCTATGATAAGTTTATTGTCTTCTATCAGTTGTTTTAAATTAGAACATCCGGTTCTTTTAACAGTTTTAGTTGTTCTTACTCCCAACTGCGCTCTACCACCTGAGAACCCCCCGCCAAGCACCTGGCCTGCGCGCCCACGCATGGAAGACATCATTAGGTTGTCATACTCCAAATCAAACTGTAATGTGTTGGCTACTTGCTCTCCTATATCATTTATCTCCACTATGATAAAGGCTTGATTATATGCTCGTGCAACATCATATATCTTGCTGGGAAACAATAGAGGTTTTATTTCATTATCCCTATATTTTGCAACTACTTTATAAGGCACTTCTGATATATCAATAACCACAAAGGCAGAATAATCTTTTGATATTCCTCTTGATACATCAACAGATATTATATATGTATGCTCTTCTTTCGCATATGTATATATATCCAGGCCCGCATTTGTCTTTATTGGATTTCTATATGTCAGAACTTTAAGCTTTGATGGAGCAATTAAGGTATCAATAGAACCAAGAAAGTCACAATTGAATTCTGTGTTGAACTGAGATTCAGAGGTATTCCTGATTGTCTCCTCTTTCCATTTTTCATCTCGGCCAGGAACCTCACTCCAATGAACCTCAATTGGAATATATGAATTTCTCCCTTCTTCGGCATCAACCCACATTTTATAAAACATGTTCATTCCATGTGGGGTTGATACTATCATCACTTTTGAGGTTTTGCCACTTGAGATTGTTGGGTAGACTGAACTGAAGAACTGTTCTGCAACATTAGCAGGCACATATGCAAACTCATCAAGGAAGATAATATTGTAAGACCCACCACGAACAGCACTTGCAGAAGTAGAAGATGCTAGTATTTTACTACCGTTTTCAAGTTCCAAAGAACCTTTATTCCATAACATAACTCCTTGTTGAAGCCACTTCGGTAGATGTTCATACGCAAGTTGTAGCCTCCCTAATAAATCGCGAGCTGTTGTAGCTTTGTTGGCAAGAATGGCCACATTTACACTTGGATTGAATAAAACATAATGAAGTAAATAAGCAATAATGATGGTTGATTTTCCACTTTGCCGAGGCATCTTAGCAATAGTGAAACGGTTATTATGAAAGGTTCCAATCATTTCCTTTTGAAAATTATACATCTTAAAAGGAATAAGACCTTCATCCAAGGATACAATCTTCATATAATTCGCAATAAAGTATATTGGGTCTTTCATACATTTTGCATATTCCTCAACCTCTTCCTTTGTCCATTCAAGATGGACGTTGCCCTTTTTAAGGTTGGGATTTCCCAAATAAACGCTCTCAGACATTTTTGAAACTACCCTTTATCATCTCTCTGGTGGCCAGAGAGTTGCAATATTTTCTATAATCCTCTCCTTATCATCCAAAAGGTTTACCAACCCCCTATTCTTTATATGCTCTTCTGCAATATCGTCCTTGGACTGCCCAAAATATGCTACTGCATTATTAGTATCGATGAGTAACTGATTTAATGTTGTCTCTCTGTCATTAGAACCATCAAACACCACAAACTCACCAAGAATACGGCCATACTTACCGACACTATCTTTCCTTGTGCGTAGAACTTGTCTTGAATCTTTTGGCAAATAACTCTCAACAAAATGTTTTGCAGCCAATCCGTAGACCTTTTCTTTTTTATCGCTCGTCCTCGACTCTGGCGTGTCCACACCATAAAAACGAACTCGTTGTTTCTTCATCCATACACCAAAACCCAAATCAATATCCACATCAGTAGTGTCACCGTCTACTACTCTGACAATTTTGCATTGATATTCGTACATTATTTTTCCCTTAGCATTTTCTGCAATTCGGCGGTACTACCAACGAACAGTGCATTAGTTACATTTTTCGGTGCGTTATTTGGAACCTCTTTGAGTTTCCTCATCTTCTCTTGTAGATCACCTAATTTCTCAGTGACCTCTGCGACTTGTTTGATAAGATTCCCCGCAACCTCATAGGCCCTTGGATGCTCTCCCTCTTTTGCGAGCTCCAGTATTCCTTCAATCGCAACTGAACCTTTCTCCACCAAATTATAGAAGTTATCTCTTTGATATTTGTAGTCATCATCAATGTCTTCACCCGTCGTCTCAATTGGTTTAGACTCTGTTGGAGTGTCATGATAAGATATTGGCGTTACAATCTTTTCTACCACGCCAAGTGCCTTATCTATTTCATTATTCATCTTCACCTGTCACTGGATTATATTCCTTTGCATCTGTAAAGAATGATGTCACTTCATTAAACCCAAAATCATCGTCAGCATCAGCACTGCTTGGGTCTGCTGTAACAGTAAGTC